GCGCGCCTCGATGGATGACGAGACATTCTTCCGCGAGCGCGGCGGACGTTGGGCACCTGTCGGTAGCGCCTCGGGCGCTATCCCCCGCGACTCGTGGGACGCTGCCTGCGACGAACATTCGGTGGCCGTCGAGCGGTTCGCCATCGGGATCGAGGTCGGCCCCGACCAAGCGTCAGCCTCTGTTGTGTTGGCCGGCGCACGCTCGGACTCTCGATGGCATGTCGAGCTCGACGAGCACCGGCAGGGCGCGGCATGGTTGCCGCCCTACGTTGAGGGGCTGGTCACGGCCAACCCCCAACTTCGCGCCGTCGTCGGCGATGTAGGAGGACCGCTCGCGGCATTCGTGTCCAAAGATGCCCGCGGGCGCTACATCCTCACGGGAACCAGGGTTGTCGTCACTGCCCCGACGGTCAAGGAACTCGGCTCGGGCTGCTCGAATCTGCTAGCAGCGGTCGTTACGGAGTCGCTCGCTCACGTCGGGCAGCCGCAGTTGACCAGCGCGGTTGCGGTGGCCGGGAAGCGCGCCCTCGGCGACACGGGCCTCTGGACCTTCTCGCGCATGTCGTCGGCGTCGGATATCACGCCCGTGCTCGCTATGAATCTTGCCCTGATCGGGGCTCAATCGGACAAGGTGTCGCCGCTCACGGCGCGGCAACGAACGGGACGCGCGGTGTTCCGATGACGGGAGGTGGCTGATGCTGACTCCCAAGGCCGCCCAGGATGCGCTGCGCACCATCTGGGAGACGCAACGGCCAGCCGAGGCCGACCGGTTGGAGCGCATTCACGACGCGCTCAAGCCCTACCGACTTCCGTCCGAGTTCGTTCCGACAGTGCAGATCCCGGATGACGCGCCCACGCTCATGAAGGAGTTGGCCCGCAAGTCAGAGACCAACTACCTGCCGCTGCTGCTGGACACGTACTCGCAGGTGCTCAAGGTCGACGGCTATCAGTCGGCGGCGTCGGATGAGCCGTCGTCGTCCTGGCTGGACTGGCAGCGAAACCGGATGGATGCCCGTCAGACTGGCTTGCACCGCTCAACCCTCCAATACGGCACGGCCTATGCGCTCGCCTTGCCCGGCACTCTCAACGGGGAGAGCGCTCCTGCGGTCCGGTGCTTCTCTCCGCGCCGGATGACAGCCCTCTATCAAGATGCTGAGTTCGACGAGTGGCCGATGCTCGCGGCATACGTCGACGGTTCGCACCTCGTGCTGTTGGACGAGGATGGCGAGTACCGGTTCGGGGACGAGCGCGGAGTGCTCGGGACATCAAGCTCACTGCTGCCCTGGCCTGGTTCACTGACGCCGCTGCAGCCCCGCTCGCACGGGCTCGGGTTTGTCCCGGTCGTGCGCTACCGGGATCGGATGCTCCTGTCTGGCGAGGAGCAACTGGGCATTGTTGAGCCCCTCCTGACGATCCAGGAGCGCATTCACGAGCAGACATTCCAGGGCATGGTCGCCGGCTACTTCGAAGCGTTCCGTCAGCGATACGTGTTGGGTTGGGTGCCCAAGTCCGAGCAGGAAGAGCTCAAGGCCGGCGCTGCGCGGATCTGGTACATCGACGAAGACCCTGCCAACGTCAAGATCGACGCATTGCCCGCTGGCGACCCTCGCGCCTACCTGGAGCCGCGCGCCCAAGCGATCCGCGACTTTGCGGCCATCGGTCAGATCCCGGCGCAGTCGCTTGGCGTCGACGGGATCAGCAACATCTCTGATGCGACGCTTGCCGGCTTGGAAGCAGCGAAGAATCGGCGTGCTGGCGAGATCCAGACGTCGCTTGGGGAGTCACACGAGCAGTTGATGCGCTTGTGCGGGCACATCCGCGGGGACGATTCGGCGGCGTCCGATGTCGAGTCAGAGGTTCGCTGGCGGGACTTCGAGGCCCGCTCGTTCGCGGCCACCGTCGACGGCATCGTGAAACTCGTTCAGGCGCAGATCCTCCCGCCCGAGATGGCTGTCGAGGAGGTGCCGGGCGTGACCCAGCAAGAGGCGCGGCGTGCGCAGGCTGGGATGCGTCGTGCTCGTGCTGCCGCGATGGTGGCGGGGTTGACGGGCACTCCGAGTGTCGGCGCAGGCTGACTACCAGGCGTCAGCGTGGGCGCTGGCGGCACGCGCTGACGCATCGCTCACGGTGACCCTGGCGGGCCTCGGCTCGGCCCCGGCCTTCGTGGATGTCGTGGATGCCGCGTTGCCGGTTGTGGACGCCTTCGGGGACGCCGCGGCAACTCTCGCTGCCGACTTCTACGACCTGGCGCGCGCTGAGGCTGGCGCGCTGGGCGCATACGCCGCAGAACCGGCCGCGTCACCGACTATCGACCGCGTTGCCAGCGTCACTGGCTGGGGCTTGCGCACGGGCGCCGACACCTCGGGTCAACTTGCCCTGATCCGAGGTGGGCTTGTGCGCGCGGTGACCGGCACGGGCCGGGACACGGTTCGCAATGCCGTTGCCCGCGACCGGGCCGCTCACGGCTGGCAGCGCATCGCCGGGGCGAGTGCGTGCAAGTTCTGCCGGATGCTGGCTGGCCGGGGCGAGGTTTACCACTCGTCGACGGCGCGGTTTGCCTCGCACGATCACTGCCAGTGCTTCGCGTCGCCCGCGTTCGCGCCCGGCTTGGCTGTGACAGTCGAGCAATACACCGCGACCCAACGCACCATCTCTGACCAGGACCGCGCTCGTTTGCGCGAGTTCCTGGCGGCCTGATCTACCCCGACCACGGGGGAAGCGCTACGGCGGCGCTCAACGCCGGAATGTCCGACGGGACCGAAACGGAGTCCAACCCATGTCAGACCAGCCGATCACCCCTGCCCAAGCCCACGAGCAGCCCGCCCCCGTGGCGGCTGCGCCTGAGACGCCCAAGCAAGAGCCAGCCAAGCCAGAGCAGGCATTTACCCAGGCCGACGTCGACCGCATCGTGCGGGAGCGCCTGAACCGGGAAGGCATCGCCGACCTCAAGGCCAAGGCTGCGAAGTACGACGAGCAGGCCGAGGCGAGCAAGACGGCCGAGCAGAAGGCCGCGGAAGCGCTGGCGAAAGCCCAGCGTGACGCCGAGACCCTGACGCTCACCAACCTGCGGCTGACGGCCGCAGTTGACCATGGAGTCGACAAGGACCACCGCGACCTCATCGGCGGGACCACCGCCGAGGAAGTCAACGCGAGCGCCGAACGGCTCGGAGCGCTGCTGCGCGACCGCGCCGAGTTGGCGAGCGTGAAGGCCGAGCTGGAGGCCCTCAAGACGGGCAAGCCCGCACCCAGCACCGTCCCCGTCGCATCCCTGCGGCCCGGCGCCATGCCGGCGTCCGATCCGATCGAGGACGACGCATTCCCCGCCCACTGGATTCCCCAGCGGGCCAAGAACTGACCTACCACCGGAAGGACAACTCTCGTGGCAAACGAGTGCATCCCCCTCTACCGGCCGGGCGCTGACCTTACCTGCACTGCGGGTGGAGCCATCACCGGCAAGACGTTCGTCAAGGTCTCGGCGGCCCTCGTGGCCGGCAACCCCGCGTCGAACGTCGACTCGACCCTGCTCACCGTGGTCACCGACACGGCCGGCGCGAAGGCCCTCGGCGTCGCCGCCTACGACGTCGCCTCGGGCGCTCGCGTTCCGGTCATCGTCGGCCCTGGCCATGTCGTCCCGGTGACGTGCGGCGCTGCCGTCACGGCCGGATCTGAGGTCGAGGCGAACGCCTCTGGCCAGGCCATCACCAAGTCCGCTGGCGTTGCCCTCGGGCTCGCCCTGTCCACCACGACCGGGTCCGGCCAGGACCTGTTCGTGAAGCTCTACTGAGAGGACGGCCACCATGGCGACCACCTACAGCCAGGCCAGCTACCCGCTCGGTGCGCCCACCATCTCCGGGGCGGGGAACATCACCGTCTCGATGATGCTCAAGCAGCCGACCCGCATCAGCCGCTACCTCCAGGCGCTGCCGCTGCGGAACTTCCTGTCTCCGCTGCTGTTCTCCAACCCGGCAGGGGTTCAGGGCGGCGGGGTCATCTACGACCAGCTCACGCTCAACGATCTGTTCTCCACGCGCGACGTGCAGACGGTCGAGCCGGGCGGCGAGTTCCCGATCCTCAACTCCGACACCGGAGTCCCGAACTGGGCTGCGGTCGAGAAGGACGGCGGCAAGTTCTTCGTCCTTGACGAAGCGCGTGACCGCAACGACCAGGGCGTGATCCAGCGCGAGGGACGCAAGCTCCTCAACACGATCATCCGCAAGCTCGACGCGAAGGCCGTGGCCGCGGTGAACGCTGCGCTGTCTGCCTATCCGTCGCAGGTCGTCGCAGGGCACTCGTGGTCAACGGTCGTCACGGGCGGTTCGTCGCAGACGAACAACTCGGGATGGCCGGGCGCCGACTTCGCGGCTGCGCAGGCCGTGGCCGACGGGCAGGAGCTCGGTGTCGAGTTCAACTCGCTGGCCGTCAACCCGGCACAGAAGGCGTCGCTCGTCACCGTCTACGGAGCCGACTACATGGCCGTCCTCGACGCCTACGGGATCACCAACGTCGTGTCTTCCAACCGGGTCACCGCTGGCACCGCGTTCCTGTTCGAGGAGCAGCAGGTCGGCGAGCAGCGCTACGAGAAGGCCCTCGACACGGAGACGTGGCGGGAGCAGGCCACGCAGCGGACGTGGGTCCAGTCCGACGTGCGGGCCGTCCGCTACGTGACCAACCCGCTGTCGATCGTCAAGCTGACGGGCATCGCCTGATGACCGTTCGCACGGTCGCTATCGGCGCGGTCGCCTACCGTCCGGTTGGCGGTGACCAGCGTTCGGCGTGGGGCTATCTCGGCCAGGAGGTCGACGTCCACGACGACGACCTTGCGCGTTTCGACGGAGCCAACGGGGTCCACGCCCCGTTCGTCGAGGCGTCAGCGTCAGACGCTCCAGCCGTCTCGGACCCCGAGGGCGGGAAGCCCGAGCCGACCGTTGCGGACCTCAAGGCCGAGATCGAGGCCCGCAACGCCCAGCGGACCGAGGACAACCAGATCGTCCCCGCCTCGGGCAAGAAGGCCGACCTCATCGCAGCGCTCGCCGCTGACGACGCTGCCGGCCTGGCCACGGTCGACTGACGAGAAGGGAGTTGACCCGTGCCGCTGCTGTTTGCCTCCGACCTGCCCTCCAGTGTCAAGTCCCTCGTGGACGACGAGACTCTGGACGTCATGGTCACTGGGGTATCGGCGACGGCGGCACGGGTCGCTCCTTGTCTGTCCGATCCAGCCAACGTTGACGCGCGGGCCGAGGCGACTCTCATCCTTGTCGGAGCGGTCAAGCGATGGGCTGAGGCCGGATCTGGCGCGATACAGACCCGCCAGTCTGGCCCGTTCTCCCAGACGATCGATACCCGCCAGCGCACCGGTTACAACCTGTGGCCGAGTGAGATTGCCCAACTTGAGGCCATCTGCGCATCGGTCACGGCGACATCGAGCCGGACGAAGGTTGGCTGGCTCGCGTGAGCGTCACCTTCGGCTGGGCGACCGAACCGGTCGTCCGGCTGCGCCCCGTTCTCGCCGCCGATCCGTATGCCACGGTCGACGGTGTCGCGACGCTGGTTCCGGACTGGACGCAGCCGCCCGCCGAGGTGCTTTTCGAGGCGATGGTGGCTGACTCCGGTTCAGTGGAGCCGTTGGTTGACGGCCGGGCCCCCGTGGACTCCGACTTCACTCTCTACATCGACGGCGGTTTCGACATCGCATCCACGGACCGGCTTCGGATTCGCGGTCTCGATTGCGACGTGCAGGGCCGCCCGTTCGCATGGGCCGGGTTCGACGGGACCGTGATCCGAGCGAGCATTCGGGAGGGCTGATGGCGCGCGTGAAGCTCCTCTCGGCGGGCATGTCCGAGTTGATGCGCTCTCCAGCGATGCAACGG